GGCAATACCAGATCGTGAGTAGGTAGATATCAGTAGTTCTACTCGCCCATTGTTTTTCTAACGCTAATTTCTAGCGGTGGGGGGGTGAGATGGAGTGCAACCTAAATTACAAGGTTTAAAGGGTTGGGCTCGTTTGCTCGGGTGGGGCGCATTGCTGCGCGCAGTGCATCAGATCGATGTCCCAGGAATAGGTCCTGGGCCCGGGTGGGCGGCGCCGAAGCGCCGCAGTGCGGCACGCGAACTAATAGTTCGCATGCCAGTCACTGTAGACCTTCTCATAGGTCAAGGATGACTGAGGATAGCGGAGGCGTGCTAACTCAGAGTTGTAGCGAGTACGTTCAAGGTTGAAGCGTGTCTCACCGTATTGGAACCATTCAACAAGGGCAGATTCGACAAGTTGTACACATTTTTCAGGGTTAGGTACAGAGTCGTTTTTGCGCCAGTAAGGGATATTGTTGATGGTATCTTCACGGAGTTGAGACATCCAGGAGCCATGTAACTTAATGCAATTCCTTGAGAGAAAGTCGAGGTCTTCCCACTTATAATAAGCGGGGATTAGTGACTCATCCGTTGATTTTAACACAGTGGTGTAATCAAGATCGTGTTCGCGTTTGGCGGTTTCACGTCTTGTGATGTTGTTGATCAGCGGGAATTGGGGATGGACACTCCCAATGCTGTCATCACCGTAGTGAATCGAGGGGAACATTTCGTAGAGCAGATCGTCATTATTGAGAATTTCGGTCGCGCTCTCGGGATAGTGTTGGAAAAGTAGGCGGGCATTGATTGCCATGCTGTCAATATGACGGAGCAGACTAACAATGTGCGATGTGTTATCGCGGCCAGATCCAACACCATGGTCATTTTGAAAGACCAATGAACCCACTTGAATCAAGCGGGAGACGGCGGAGAGAGTGAGGTGGTAGCGGCGTTTAGTGTGGTACGCCTTCGTGGTGGGGTCGCGCATATCGTATTTCTGATACCAGGCTTCAATGAGGGAGAAGACCTTAAGTATGGAATAACGATGAGCGCGTATGTCGTTGGCTTTAATGTCAGCCTGAACAAGATTGTAACCGTTGGAACGAAGGGAACCAATAAGCTTGCCCCAGGAAGAGGATCCTGGTTCAATGCCTATGACGCAGCGGGAGAGGAGGGGGTTGGCCTGCATGGCAGCAAAGAATGCGCCAAATTCCTGGGAACACGTGATATGTGCTCGAGGATCGTTTGCAAAGTAACCGCGGGAGTTTTCAGCTTCGACACGGTCGTTGGTACGCAATTCGATCTTGATGTTGATCTGTTCAACAGAGGCGGGAACGCCAGCATCAACTTCTTTGGAGAAGTTTTCGAGTATTGTGGTGAGGAGAGGAGTTGGGGTTTTAAGACCATGCGGGTCTTCGGAGATAAGCGCAGCTTTTCCTGGTTTTCCTAAGCAGAGAGGCTTTAAGAAACCAGCGGAGGTGAGGCGGCGCATAGGATGGGATTGGAGGGAGGATTTGGGGCCGTTAAGGACTTGGTCCAAGCTCAGGTGGATCGGGGTAACTGGAACCATCTTGAGCAAGCGACGCTGGTACTTTAAGGCAACGATGTCATACATGGGGTTGATGACTCGGAAGTCGGGAGAGTTTAGCTTTTCAATGATGTTGGCAAATGCCTGAACAGATTGTGAAGCTGGGCTCTTAGTAGGCTTCTCGAGCGGAAACAACGGGGTACGAATGATGTCGTTTTTGTGGTTTATATGATGGTTAAAGGGTTTATCCAACATAGCCACGGGTAAAGTAGTTTTAGGGACAAAGCGTGCTTCGGGCTCGGTTCCAGCCACGTACCAAGTCGCGATTGACTCGGAAGTGAGAGGATGGGAGAGGGGTTGCTGAGATGGCTCAGCACCTTGGAGGCCAATTTGGATCAGCTCTTGGAAAAGCAGAGAAGCATATTGGCGGCCGGACATTTTGTCACCGGCGTCGTGGGTGGCGAACCAAGGTTTTGTGATTTTGGGATTGTCAGTGACGTAAAGCGAATTGCATTGGCCAGCGTGAGAAAGTCCTGGAAATGA